GTTGATGTTCATCTGATTGCCGTTCACGTCCACGCGCTGCATCATTGCATTAAGACCGATTGCCAGGTTCGCGGTGGTCAGGCGCCCAGTGCCGCCGTAGATCAGACCGAGGGCGATGAGTGCGTTTTGGGTTGTCGCGTTGTCGTAGAGCGCCGACACATATTCATCCAGCCAGCGCCGCGCAGCCTTAGCCATCCGCATTGGTGTCTCGGCGATTTTGCCGAGGTCGTCGTCCATCAGCGTGTGCCAACTCACGTCAAACTGTTCGCCGTACTGATCCACGCTGTACTCGATCATCGTATCGCTGATGTAGGTCGCGGCGCTCTGTTGTTTCTCGCGCCGTTTGTGCAGCGTCCCTGGCTCGGTCATTCGGTGACGCTCGACAGGGCGAAAGTCGGGCGCGAGGTCTGGATAGGTGTAGTTTACCCAGCTTCCCACGTCGTATTGATAGTCCGGGTAGAATGCCCGACTGAGGGCGGTCCCGAAGTAGTCGGCAAAGTGCGCGGTGGTCATAGTTTCTGCAAGCGCCTTATCCTCACCCGGCGCGACTTTGCGCAGCCCGCTGCGGTATACATCGTGAAATTTAGTTCTGATAGCCGCCTCGAAGGTCGGCAGAAAGGCGCTTTCGCGGATCGCCGTAGCGAAGCCGCTGCCGTCGCCAGATTTCGCGGCATAGGGTAGGCGATTAAACGCCCGTACTGCGCCGACCTGGGCCTCGCTCAACTCTGCCTTAGCCCATACTGGGATGTCGGTTTCGCGCAGCATATCGGTGCGCTTCTGCGCGTCCAAGCCATACGCTGCCAATGCAAACTCTTTTAGCCATTGTGTAACTGCATACATTTTTCATATCTCCTTAGAATCCTGCTCTCCTTAGAATCCTGCGCCGCGCTGCATCACCTGACAATCCTCGGTGGACGCAGTGACACCGCCAAGCGGATAGAGTGCTGCCGCTTCGCTAGTAATCGTGGCAATCACGCCGAAGAGCGTGTTGGCTACGCCTAGATTGTCCAGTATCGACGTGCTTAGATACACGCCAGCGGGCATTGTAGCGCTGTTATCGTAGTAAATCAGGTCGCCGATATTGATCGCGCCCCAAGTGTCTTCCGCCTCGCCGCTGTACGTGAGGACGTTGCGCACTTCCCAGTTGCCGATAAAGGCCGGTGCCGCGTTGACGATGGCGATACTATCTCCGGCGTCAATGGTCATAATCGTTCCGCAAAGCTGCGTGCCTGGCAAAAGGCTGGTTAGCTCGCAAGGATTGCTCGGCGTCGGCGTGGTGTCAGTAAGGCGCGCGTAGGGCACGGCAATCGTGAAAACCGGCCCGCTACTATGTTCATAATTGTTATGAATTGCTTCTACCATCTATCTTCCTCCTATCCATTTTGTGTTGACTTGGTTAAGGCCCGCGTTCACTTCCTCAATCGACGCGGGTCTTTCATTTTCTATCGCACCCATCGCAAACGGTTGACCGCTCCCAGCCCCCTTCAGGCGGTCAATTTCTGCGGTAAGTGCGCGATCCACTTCGGCGGGCGTTGTGTATACACCCTCAAGCAAAGTTGTCATACTACTCACTGTCAAATGCGGCGCTTTGTTTTCAACGAGCGCCATTACCTCAAGCGGCGTTAGTGTCACGTTGCCTTCATCATCATCTTCAGAGAGTACGACCGTTTCAGGACCACCCCCCTCTGTGATTTCTTCTTCATCTTCATCTGGCTCGTTCTCTGCCAGTCGTAGCGCGTGCCCGCCTGCACCCGCGCGCGTCACCCAATCCACAAAGCGCGCTTCGGTGATTTCCTGCACCACGTTGTATTCCTGCCCGTCGATTTCGCCCTTGACGGCCTTGCCGATTGCCAGAATCGAGCACTGCAGTTTGTCGAGTTCGCCAGCGGCGGCACGATTGCGCGTCTTCTCGCAAAAGCCAGGGTCGTAGGCTTGCACGCGTGCAACTAGATAATTGTCGCCGTCAATTGCGTTGACGCCCAGCACTTCCTTAACCGTGCTCACGTCAGTGCCCTCACTGCGCTGCTCTTCGCGGTGGTCTACCGTGTGCATCGTAACGCCAGCAAATACGCCGCCGTCACGCTCCAACATCTCGCGGGTGTAGTAGTTGTTGTCGTGAGCATTGCCCGGCCCGACTTGAATCAAGGCCACTTCCAGCGTTAGCGGTGCGCGCCGATTCGCGGGCGCATCCTGTTCCACGATCCGCACGATAGGCGCATCCATTTCAGCGAAGGATTCCATTGCTGGCTCTTCGTCGGGTGCGGGGTCGGCAACTGGCTCTGCCGTGGTCATATCCAGCAATAGGGCCATTGCCGCGTCCAAGTGCGCCTTAATTTCGTCAACGGCGCTCATTTCGACGCTCTGAGATGGATCCTCTGGTAAATCGTCTTCGCTTTCATCGGCAAACTCATCGGAAAGTAGCTCTCGTCCGACTTCCTGCGCGCTGGCAATTTCTTCGGTGCTTACGCCTTCAACCTGCGAAGCACGCGCCAGTGCATTGCGCAGTCCCGGCCCGTTTAGCTTGTCGGTTTCAGGATTGACTACCCACAAGGAAAAAGCATCGCTGAATGTTTCAGCTTCTTCATCGTAGAGTAACGCCTTTCCGCTAATCCATTCGCGCATTTCTGCGGGTGCGTCTGGAAACTGTGCCGGTACTTCTTCGGGGCGTTCGGCGTCGGTGTGGGCATAGAAGCCGTCACGATACGCCACGAACGTTTTTGCAACGTCGCCCCACTGAACTTCTTCAACTCCTGCAAAACTTGGTTTATGTGCCATCAGCATAAATACCTCCTGCTCTTATGCGGCTGTTACCATTCCATAATCAGTCTTCGGCTCCCATACGCAATGCCAATGGAGACAACCACTGGCCCCAGCGCCACCAACGTGCAACCTAATGTGAGTTTCAATGCCGCCCGTCTGCTGCCCAACTACGAATCGAGCGAAAATAAAACCGGTCTGCTCCGATACAAAGCCACCTGTAGCATCCGAAACCTCTAGCGGCTGCGCGGCGACGTTGCCCTTGTTTATCATAGAGTCAACCGGTAAACTGCTAATATCACTACCGGCGAGGCTGGTCAGTTGTATGGCGGCTCCGGCCGTGGGGAATAGCTGCAAACTCGCGCCGGTGATACCAGCGGCCAGGGCCGTCTCAACGTGCGCTGAAAGGAATGTGATGATTACATTTCCAACGATCTTAAATAGGTTGTAATCAGTTGCCCCGGTGATCGTTATTGACTTAAAAGCTTCATTTTTGAATACCGTGGCTGTGTTGGTTGGCCCGTTGAAGCCCATTACATCAACCTCCCAACAATATGACACGCGCCCGGCGTGCCGAGTGCGCCGCTTTCTGCGCACGGGATCCGCAACCGTTCGACTGCCCCGTTTAGCTGTAGCGTGTAAACAAACGTTTCAGCACCGGCGGCGGTAGCTTGATATGTGAATAACTCGCGTTGTAAATCGCTGTAAGTGTCTGCGCCCGCCACCACGACAGCGGCGCTGTAAATCGTGGCTTGAAACCAGTCCTCAACACCGGCAGCGTCCGCGCTGCGCGGGCTAAACTCTGGCCGTAAGTCAACCGCACCGCCTGCACCCGCACGGGTATACGTGATGTAGAGGATGAGGGAGTCCATTCCCGTCACGGCAATCTCAAGCGGTGTGCCATCGAAAGCGCCAGCGGCTGGCAAGGCGGCGGCGGCGCGAAAAGTTGGGGTTAAATCAGTGAAGTATGGATTGTGTGAAATCACTGCATCGGGCATATATCCTCCATAAACGCAAAAAAGGCCAACGTCGTTAAACGTTGGCCTCATAGGGCTTGGGTGATCTTATTTAACTGTTAGGCTAACGATCAAAAATTAGAGCCGTCAGCCTCGATAATTCCGGTATCATATACTGCTGCCCACGCACACTTGCAAATATTGTCGGGGTCAACATCGCGCGATAGTGCTTCACAAACTTCGATTTCAGTATTGCACTTGAATTTATCTACAAGTTCGAATGCTTGTAGCTGTAGCATTGTGGAGATTTTTAGCTTTACGGGGCATCCCCACCGGCCGATTAATGCTAGAAAGTTCTCTGACGTTAGTCGTGAATCCATAAGCTCCTTCCTATCTAGTATAAACTACTTTGTTTCATTTGTCAAATTGCGGCGTACAGATAGACGCTTCATAGAAATTGATTCGCCCTGCCTTGCGTCTATATTCTAGCATTGCCTCTATAGCTAGGCACGCCAGGATTGCGCGCATTCCATCGTAGCTTTCGAGATTGTTTGGGAATTCGAGACCGTCAGAAAACGGATAATTGGCGTTATTCGCAAATGTTCGCCGCGCAATCTTCATAGTTCTCCTACTCAGTCAAACCGCGAATAAAAACACCCAGTGGCACTCTGATCAACTGCGCACCACGGCAGGCACTCCGCCGACTGTTGCGGTCTTTGAATTCGATAATAACGCGGTCATCTTCGCGGATGCGCCGCCCCACGCACACACCGCCGACGCGCACAAAGCCGCGCGGGTCGACGGCGATATTCGTCACATATTGCGGTGGTAAGGTTGTGTCGGTTGGCATCAGTCTAGTATCACGCACTTCTGTTCGTTACGTGTTTCTGGCCACAATTCGATGGATGTTATATCGTCGTGTTCATAGAAGCGCGAATCGCGATCGTTTACACAAACGGCTATGTCGCCGCATTGTTCTTTTATCGCTTCTAGTTTTGCAATCAACTCGCTTATTTTCATCATTCCCCCATCCCGCTGTCTTTTATTAGCGCCCCGCTGGCGGGGGTCGTCTAGTTGTTGCCGCTAGTTGATCTAACCAATCGGGGATATACAGGTCGCTCGCGTTATTTGCTACCCGCCATTCACTATGGCATTTATCACAAGATACCATTTCCTCATTGCATAAAGTTGCGGTAACGAATATGAGCGCGCGGCAGCTGGGGCAATGCACGAGACCATACAGCTCTGCATTTTTTGCCTTAAGCGCCAATAGTTTTCTAACTATCCACAAGATCATTTCATTCCCCCATCCATAACGTTGGGCAATCTTCCTTCGCAACTTTGTCTGGCCGCGTGTCCCAATAATGTGGGCAATTTTGATGATATGGCGGCGGATTATTGAGCGCCACCCGTAGCGGCACAATGCCCCGGTCGATCCAGCCTTGACAGACAGGACATACGGCGGTGCGCGGTTCAAGTTTGGCGGTGCCCCGGCCCCGGTTGAACTGATAGAAGTCTTGTTGTGCTTTTGCACGGGCGCCATTTTCTGCCATCTGCGTGATTTGTGGCGTTTTCAATGACCAATAGCTATCGCCAAAACTCCTGATACTCCTGACATACGCGGGGATACGCAACACGGGAAGCAACCGCTTCACCCTCCCCGTCGGCGTCTCTCCGGTTCTAACAATCTCAACAGCCAGAAAATAATTAAACGTGTTAGCGATACTTTCGGCGTCCCGCCTGCTATCCGTCGTTAATGTGTCAACAATATTACCATTAGTTAAACGCCCCACGCGCCCAGGACACCCGACATGCTGCGCCTGGATAGAAAGTTCATCGTTATACGCCTTAACCCGCACCGACAATAGCTCTGATTGCAAACGCGACGTTTTCGCCCTGCGCCATCTGGCGACAGAATAGACGAGGCGTTGCGTAAATGTTGCCTGGCTGATAATTGCCTGCGGATCAAGCGGCATCGTCCTGCTCCTGTGCTGCTTGCCATTCCTCAGCACTGATTTTGTTAATCGCGGCTATGGTTTCGGCGGTGAGGGTATTGACGATGTTGCTTACCTGCGCCCGCAATTCACGACGAAGCCTCGTCCGTCGTACCGCATCCTTGCGGGCCTGCTTAGTAGAGTAGTTGATAGCCATTAATCTAATACCGGAGCGCCGCAGCCAGCACAATAAGGCCACGTCGCGCGGTAAATATTCGTCGTGCCGCAATATTGGCAGACTGAACACGCGCCAAATTTCCAGGCGCCATCACTCTGTACCTCCCATCACATAAAGCGCATCAATGTTTTTCTCTGCGTCAAATGCGAAAAGAACGACCTTCAATAGCGGATATCGCATCCATAGCCCGTGAATCAAGTGATAGCTTATCCACCCAAGTTGAGTTTTTGGCATTGGGATATAACCAACCGATAGCCACGCATCACTATAAATTCTGTATCGTGCATCATTATACGGATACGGCGGATTAAGCGCTGCCGCTTTTACGTCTGTTATGCTGTAATAACTTCTTAGTTTGCGCTTTAGCTTTTTGAGCACTACTCCACTTCCGGTTTATCTTCGAGCAAATACGGCACAATCTCAGGGAAGTTATTGCAAAAATCTTCATAGCCACTATCCCCGTGAAAATGTACTGAGTTAAGCTGTACATTTTGCATACCGTTTAGCACTTTCATAACAATGTAGAAAACCATAACGCTTAACGGTATGCTCCCCTCGTTCGATATGTCCCGCAAATACGTGTACTCCCCTATGTGATCGCGCTCCATCACTCCACCTCCTTAGTTGGCATAGGCAGACCGCCGCAAAGCAAAACACAACGCAATATATAAAATCATCATCGCCGCACTCAGTAGCATTAAAATACTACCATACATAACGAAGCACACAACGGCTACAGCTAAAATACATACACTTAACCCCACAAGAACGCAAAACAAAATATTGTACATTTTTTCGGTTGTAGCAGCTTTTCCCATATTATCGCGTCGCATTTTTCTTTGTGCCTCAGCGGCTAACTTTTTCGGGAAATCTACGATCTCTTGTGGATTGCTATAAGCAATTTCTTTAAGGCAACCATCAAAAGTCCCCATCACTCCACCTCCGGATTATTTTTCTGAAATCTCAAAATGCCTCATAACGTCGCTGTATTCTTTCGCGAATACATCAAATTGCCCGTTTTCTTCTTTTGGAAATTTAAGAACAGGTTCGTGTATATCGTGATTCATTCCGGCCAATGACAGCCTGACAATCAAAGCTAATTCGTATGCGGTTATGTCTGGCTTTGGATTAAGTTCGGCAATTATCATCACTCCACCTCCGGGTCGTAAGTCTTACCGCAGCCCTGGCACACCAAAAGCGGGCCGTGCCCAGCAAAGCCGTAGGCTTCTTTTGCACCGCACAATGGGCAGGTGTGCAATACGGCAATGGCCGTGTGTGACTCGCCCAACTGTGTCGGTGTCGTTTCTTCAGATTCTGCCGCATCGCTCATCACGTCATCAACATCGCCAACGTTAAGGTCCAACAGCATCAGCCGCGTAAGCGCGGTGTTGGCGCGGACGGCAATACCATAATCTAGCGTTGCACCGGCGGCCGCGCCGGTCACAGCATCCATAGCCTTTTTGATGTCATCGGTGTCAACGTCGATAGGCAGGCTCATTGACACTACGGCGTCATAGGATGTATAGCTGGCTTTTGTGTATTCCTCTTTGGCGCGCAGCGTGATTTCTACGAGCTGCCGCCAGATAGATACCCAAAATGTCTGATACCGTTGCCAGCCCTGCTGTGGGCTTTCGGCGGCAATGTCGGCTATGGCCTTGTTCTGGAAGGCGTCCGGGCGGCCCACGTCGGACAGCTTCACGCTCAGCGCGGTCGCAAGCTGCGCCGCGATGATCATCGTTCCGGCTTGCGCGTCACCCGCCGCTGTGCCAAGTGGCAGGCGCGTGAGGTCTGCCGCCTCATTCTCAATACGCGTCCCCCCAGCTGTCCCGGCTGGATTGGTGTCCCTGTATCCTGAATTTACAAGGCTAGATTGTATTTGGTTTACAAGGCTGGTAATGTTTCTGCTGCCGCCCGTGACTTTGATTTTGTTAACTTCCATTGCTATCGCACTGAATACCTGGCTGTACTCGCGTAACATTTGCGAATAAACATCCGACCACGCAAAGGCGCGATGGAATTGCGGCCACCCGCGCCCGTCGCTGTCTACGTTTCGCTGCACTGGAAGGACAAGCGCGATGGTTTGCACCTCCAGCGTGGTATCAAGTTGGTTCACGTCAACGACGCCGCTCGGTAGTTTGGCGTCTTTGAACATATCCGCAAAACTGAAGAAACTAAAGGCATCCGGGAACGCGCGCAATTTCCCGTCTCCCATATCTACGACATAATAGAGATTTATTGCTTCATCGCTAGGCGGGTGGACGATCTCGGTAATGCGCTCAGTGACGAAATAGCGCCACGTCACGCTGCCATCAGCAGTGCTCACGTAAGCTACAAAGAAAAATTCGCCGTCCGTCAATACGCGGGTGCTGTGTTCGTGCAAACTTTCCTCTTTGAAAGTTGGCTTGTTCAACGCGCTGTCCCACGTCTCCTGCCATACCACATCGGCGGCTGGGTCTACGGCCTTGATTGATACTTGCCGCCCAAAACCCCAGTCTGTCCACGTTTTCGTGGCATTGCCGACCTGGATGTCCCACTTCTCATAATAGCGCGCCGTTTCCACGGTGCGCATCCGACTGTCGCCGCCCATCACATTCGGCCCAATAAGCCGCTCGTAACGCGACATATCCACGAGGAGATTAACCAGGCGCGGGTCAAGCTCTCCAAGACGATGGCGCAAACTTTCGCGCGTCATCTGGAAAGTTGCATATTCTGAAAGCGCGTCCACTAACGCGCGCGTTTCGGCAAGTTGCGCAGCCTGTAAGCGCACGCCTCTGTTAAATAATTTAGGCAGTTTCATTGTGTCCCTCGTATGTTATCTCTCTTGGATATTCAATACTAGAATAAGTCCCAGACGAAGCAAAGAACACATATGTTCTTTCTCCATTTTCTATAGCCTCAATCATCCACGGCAGTTCTCTTGCGGCGGTGCGCCCTCCAGGACAAACAAACAAATTTCTGATCATATCATTCTCTAGCATATATAACAACTGCCTTGAGAACGGGCGCGCAAATAGTGCCTCAACACGGAGCCTATCAAATGACGTGATATAAACGTCTATCTGCGTCAGATATTCGCGCTTCTGTAAAAGTAGATTTACCGCAATAAGCAAAGCTCCCTCTGACATTACGCCGCGAGTATCAGTACAATCTGTAAAAAGCTGGTCGTCATACAACAGCTTGCCCTTGACCGCCTTACGCTGCTTCATTTTTCACCTCTGGCAATTCGATCACCAAAGCGTCGGCGCATCCGTGCGCAGTCAAGTGCGCGTTTGCCTTCGCGGTGATGTAGTTAATCCAAAATTCGAGTAACTGGTCTTTTTCATTATACGACACCGAAAAGCGCGCGTGTGCCACCGTGCAGAAAGACGCGCTCCACTCAAAGATCGCCAGCGCAATGCGCCGCTCGTTTATCACGCCGAGCCACGCGCGCGCTATGTCGTCGTCTTCTAAATCTGGTTCACGCCTAAATGTTATTTGCATCTATCTCACATTGTAAACCACGCGCGTCTGTTCAGTCTGCGCGTTCCTCTCCCGCCATAAGTGCGGCCCGATAATAACCATAATCACTGCGTCGGCGTAATCTGTTGACCGCCCGATGCGCTTTCGGATTTCCTCTTTGCTCTCAATAAGCATCTTGCTCGTGCTGCTAATGCGCTTCACTTTCGGCGCGGTCAAATCGCCGGTCAATTCATCGTCAGGTGGTAAACATACCTCTACTCCACTCGTGGGGTCCAATAACTCACGGAGTAGCCACCATCCAGCAGCACGCCAATTCTCAAAGCCCAGCTCCCCGCTTTTGTCGGTGAATCCGGTTTTCATCGCCGCATTGAAGGGGATGGATTGCCGACCCATCTCAATAAGTCTGTGTTGCACCCCGGCCCCTAGTCCGATAACATCAACAACCGCCAACCCGCCGTTAACGTCCAAGATGCCATTAACCTTGCCGACGATCTCCATCGTGGTGATGCTGGGGTCAATCGCAAACGCGCTGCTTCTGATTTCGCCGATCTTCACCCCATCATAGCACGGCGCAAGCGTGATCTTGTCGCCGCCAGAGCCGCCCCCGACATCCACCCCCACCCCAGAAAAGAAGCGGTGCGGCTTCCCGGCTTCCTGCCAGGCGTGCCAGCGGTCATTGGCTTGCTCTACCCACACCAGCGGGATAACGCCGGTGCTTTGACTAGATGCGAATTCACCAAGGACGCGGTTTTGATAAACTGCCGAGCCGACGCCCCATTGCCTTTCGCGGTCAGCGGCCCATTGTGCAGAAATGCGCCCGGCGGCAATTGCTTCCGCAAGCGTGATGTGGCGTGCTTTCCAATCTTCATAACCGGCAAGCCGCTGGTGAATCTGGTAGAATCTACCGTGCGGCTCGCCGGGCGTGCTGATTGCTAACCAGTAGCAATCACCGGTTGAAAACGCGCCCTCGGCACTATCCCAGGTTGCATCGGGTATCGCCTTGGCCTCATCGAAAATATAGAGCAGTTGTGCCGCGTGCGCTCCCTCGATTGTCAGGCTATCGTCGCTGGCCAGGGCGAACGCCTCGCCGTTACTCAGCTTGATGCTGAGGGTTAATAGTTCATCGTGGGCCTTCAGCGGCCCTCGCCACTCGACCACGTCCCACTTGATGCGCCGCGCCCACTTTTTGACCTCCGGCCAGAGAAACTTGGTCAGTTGCCGCCACGCGCTGGCGGTCGTGGGGATCTTCCAATCGTCCCCATTGGCCTCGCGGGTCAGCGCAAACCAGAGGATGAGGCGGGCGGCGAGTGCGGTCTTGCCCAGGCCGTGCGGCCCCCTGACGGCGACGCGGTGCACCTGCTCTAGGTCATCGGCTATGGCTAACTGGTAAGGTGCAAGCTGTTCGTCGAAGCATTCGGCATTGAAGCGTGCCGGGTCGTGGTAGTAGTTAGCTACGAAGGTGCTTTTAGGATCACGCTTATCCTGTGCGCGGCGGCGGCGTTCACGCTCCGCCTTTGCCCGTAGTTGTAAGGACGGCATAAATGTCTTCACCTTCCGCCAGGCGGTCAATCTGCGTGTCGGTTAGATTTGCTAAGTCAATGTTAATATTCTCGCTGCGGTTACTCTGCGTATAGCCACGCTTGCGGCCCTTGTATTGCAGATACTTCCAGGCGTCGCCAGAATCGACCGTCCACGGCTTCACGCCCTCGCCCACCTTCTTTAATTCTGCTTGTTCTTTAATAGCTGATTGCATATTGCCCAGGATGATACTCTCGGCAAAGTCGGTATTGGTCTCGGTCTCCTGGTCATACGCTTCCCGCGCTGATGCCCAGCGCTTCAGGTATTTGTCAAGGGTAGTGCGTGAAACGTCAAGCCGCCCGGCGATAATCGTCTTGATTCCGCCGGTTCCTTTGATGGCCGTAACGACCTCTTCGAGCGTTCGCTTAACTGTTTTCATTGTTCAATGTGTCCAGTTGTCACATAGCACCGGCTCCCCGCCGGTCATATCCGCCCACCGCTGGATCGTCACGGCGACGTACTTCGGCTCAATCTCGACGGCGCGGCATTTGCGGTTCAGGCGCTCGCAGGCGATGAGGGTTGTGCCGGAGCCGAGGAATACGTCTAGTACCGCTTCGCCTTCCTTGCTCGTTGTCATAATCCCACGCTCGCAAACCTCAACTGGCTTGACCGCCGGATGTCTACTATCTAGTGTTAAGTTTGAAAATTCCCAAATATCCGTAAAGCCGTTAGAGTTGTCAAAATGTCCGCGCAATTCGTCGTAGTCCTTGCGGAAGGCGGCGTAGTCCTTGCGGAGGGCGGCGTAGTCCTTGCGGAAGGCGGCGTCTTTCGCAGCGTGCTGTAACGCCTCGTACACTTCGCGTGTCGGCATTGACCATTGAGACTTGCTGAACCAGTGATCTCTTGTGG